CTCATACAGAGTATCGTATAGGCTTCGATATAGACGCACAGGATCGTTGTCTAGATTGTTGGTGACCCACTTACGACACCCTGCAAAATCTTTCTCCTTGAGACTCTTGGTGAGTGCGGCCATCTGAATGTCAGAAACAGAGGCAAGAATACCCTTGTCGATAACACCCGATACCGCATAACCCTGAAGCTCGTTGAGAATCTTTCGGTTATCAGGAAAGTGCTTGGTGATTACCGCAGCAACAACTTCCTTGTCGTATTTGACATTTTCTTGGTTCAGAATCCATTCGACACGCTTGAGGAATGCCGAGGCCATCTTTGCCTTACTGCCATTGATCTTAAAATCGATGGTCTTAAACCGAGAAACCAACGGACCGATTAGACGATTCTTGAAATTTACCGTAAAGATAAAAGAACAATTAGATGCGAATTCTTCAATTGCACCACGCAGAGCAGGCTGCAACGTATTTGGATTTAGATAGTCGGCCTCATCAATGATGATTACCTTTCGGCCGCCCATAAGAGAGACCGAAGAAGCATAGTTTTTAATCTTAGTCCTAAGTACGTCAATTCCAGATTCATCAGAACCATTAATAAGCATATAGTCACAACCAACTTCTTCACAGAGGGCTCGAGCAACTGTTGTTTTGCCAACACCTGCCGTACCAGAGAGAAGTAAGTTTGGTATTTCTTTGCGAGTGACATATTCCTGGAACGAGGACTTGATTGCATCAGGTAGGATGCAGTCCTCCACTTTTGCTGGGCGATACTTTTCTACCCACAGAATATGGTCGTTCATTCACACACCTCATAATATATAAAAAAATAGAGAAAGAGGTCAATTACTTGACCTCATTCATTGCCTCATATAAGGCCTGGAACTCACTTTGCTTAGCAGTCACTTCTTGATATGATTGTTTATATTCCACATCAACAAGCGATTTAATGAGATCCTTAGGAAGATTAAACTTATCAGCAGTAGCATTCACAATATCTTTGAAATTGTCCTGCTGATGTTTAATCTGCACCTTTACGGAACATCCTTCCTTGATTGCAAGTTTCAGATCCCGCAGCTGATCTTCGGTATATGTGCCGTAAGAAGTTTGTATTGATAGTGACATTATTTCAGGTTAGCCGTAATAGTGCCTACAACTTCAAGATAATCTTCGGCAACAACAACTGAACCGTTGATAACACCGATCACAGTTTTGCCAACATAATCACCTTCTTTAGCCGTAAACACCGCTACGACATATTCAGGATTTACAGCAACAGGACTTGACGAAACAACTTCAGTAAAAGTAAGTAACATATTTTATTCTCCGTACTTTGAGGTTTTTGAATCAATAGCAATCCAATACTGGATATCACCACTCTTGTTTACAAAGTGAGACAGACCCTTAGACGAAATCTGTACAGTATATGTATCAGGAATCATCTTCCAGTTTTCGGTTGAAAAGGTCATCTTATACTTAGTCCCGTTTCCATCGGCCACGCGAATGGAATTCTTATGTGCCGAATCATTCTTGGCATCGAACGCCACAAGATTAACATCGTCACCATCAGACTGTACAGCAATATTAGGAGACTGTAGTACACTAGCGGTCTTGAGGATGGCCGCATAATCTTCCTGACTCAACGTGAAAGTGATATCTGTGGAAGGAAGATTAAGATCCTTTTCGGGAGGAAGAATAATCATGTCGCTTGCCGTCTTTCGATACTTAATTTCAGAACGACCAGACTTGAAGATTATATTTGAATCATCGAAATCAACGTCGGTGTCCTTGTTAAGCTTGTATACCATCAAGAACTGGTTAAGATCATACACACAAAAATCCTGAGGGAAAGTATCCTTCAGAACAGCCTTGGCAAGAACAGTCTTACCAGTAGAAATGGACTTGATAACATTACCTTCCTTAAATTGAATTCCAGAATTCAACTTGGAAAAGTTCTCAAGTACATTGATAGTTTCAGCAGACAATTTCATTTAAATCTCCATTACAATAAATCGAACATTAAGTATACAGTACTCATTCATGAAAGTCAACATCATCTTTGGAATACTTTACGTCATGTTCATACAAAAACATTAGGCAACACATTGCGTGGGCCAAATGGTGTAATCCGGATTCCGGATCAATATGTTCACCTTTCTTCCAAGCCCATACGTGCCTTTGTAGTGCATCAAAATACCTACGCTTGGATTCAGGAACCTTTTGCCAATTGCCACGTTCATACTTCTGAGCACCAAAAGTAAGTACGCGAACAGTTTCTTCCAAAGCAAAAGATGGCAGTAAACCGTATTCCAGTTTACCACCATCGAACTTGCGACCTTTAGATAGGTCTTTAGACATTACATCTCTCCAACAAAGTTGGCCACGGCCGGCATATCTCCCTTAAAGTGATAAGTGCCAATATGGTCAGTACGCATCCAAGGACACAACCAAATCTTGCCGCCCATCTTACGCCACCATTGACAGAACATATAATCTTCTGACAGGTAACGATCAGAGTAAGAATACCCAAGTGCGCTTTCACCATTGTCGATGAACGAAACAATTTCTTCCTTCGTTGCATCAGGATTCTTCTTCAAGAATTCATGGACCTCGGCCTTGATGTTGCCTTGCTTGCTATCGATAACCGTATCAAAGAAAGCATGAATATAACGAGTGCCATCAAAATTAGCCTGACCAACATGATCTGGCTTGTAATGATATTCTGGGTAGGCCTTTTCCCACTTAGCAAACACTTCACGCTTGACCATCATGAACCCAGTACCAATTTCTAGTACTTCAAGTGGTTCTGCAACCGAAAATACCTGCGTACCCTTTACTGGATTGAAAACATAGTCTCCAGTAATTCGATCAAGTGTACCAGGATCTAGATCAGGATTCTTCTTGAGAGCGGCCTGAATAGAACGCCACTTGATTGTCTTTTTCGGATAAGGAGCGCCAATAACGTCCTTATTCAAGGCAAGCATTGCAATTACATCTTGTGGATTAAAATGGATATCAGAATCCAGAAATAGAAGATGTGTGCAGTCTGAACGATTCAAGAATTCATCTACAAGATAATTGCGAGCTCGCGTAATCAATGACTCATTGAATAGATATGAAAACTTAACATTAATCCCATACTGTATACACAAACCTTGTAAGTCTAAACAAGCCTTGGCATACAGTCCGTGGTTCATACCACCATACATTGGTGTGGCTACAAACAAACTAAATTTTTGTAGATCTTCTTTCTTGATTGAAATTTCCATTTGTTCTCCGAATTATACCATCCAACAAATATAAAAAAAGGAGACTCACCGAAGCGAGTCTCCCTTTGAGTTAGTTTTGACTCTTACTGAGCAAAACCGGCCTCGTAAGCGGCACGGACAAGAGCCTTAGTTGGCTTGCCGATGCGATACGAATTGACCTTTGAACCATCGCCACGGGTCTTGACGTTGGTGTAGATCACATGACCTTCCTTGCGGAGCTCATCGATACGAGCAGCGACATTCTGGATGCCGAAACGGGCGCGAGCCTGTGCAGTCGTAAGGGTGTTGTAGCCCTCAGTCTTGCTGAGGAAGTTAAGGATCTTCTGCTTGGCAGATACGTTCTTCATAATAAACTCCAAATAAACAATTAAACAAAGTAACTTACATACGAACTATTCGTGCTATAAGTGTTCAATATCATAACATTATGTATCGAACTAGTCAAGCGAATTTGCGGTACACTTGACTTATCTGCCAACTTGAGGCAGATATTTTGTCTTGGTTTCTTCCCAAGACAAGTATATCAAGTCATCGTAGAAGAGGTTCTCATATGAGACGGTGTTCTTCTTCTTTAACATTGATATACGACCCTTACTATACTTGGTTTTCCAAATATTAGCAAGCGTTTCTTCGGTAGTATCGAACAACTTTACCAGAGACTCATCGGTAATCTCCTTTCGGAGATATTCGTTTGTATTGGTATAGAGAGGTGAGAAATAAATGCCTCTCTGGTGTTCAGTACGAATCAATTCTTTTGGTATGCCCAGTTTAGAATAAACAAAATTCAAAGACCTATTCTTGTGGTCTCTTTTGAGTGGCAATCCTTGCGTGTTCTTGGCATCCCACCATTCAAAATATTTACGCGGATAGTGTTGCTTGATCCACATAAATGCTTTTTTCATGGTAGGTTTGGTAGGTTCAAATGCTACCGAACCAGATGAGAATCCCATCTTGTTCCAATGTTCTAGGCCGTCATACTGGGACAGACCGTTCGACTTAGTATTACCGTATAGAGAAGTCGTGGTGACGCCCACCAGAACGTCTCCGTAACGGTCCTTCCAGTCTTTCTGTACTGTATCGGACAGACACAGTAAAGCCAGAAGTTTACCACCCATATAATTATACCCAAGTGGTTGCAACGGCACAATGGTAGAACCAATTGCGGTATGATTAATCATACCTTGTTGTGTCTTAACGTCTCTAGGCCAACCAATCGCATTGTCTCTTGGAGTGAGATCCAAGAAGTCCGACGATATGCAAATGACGCCGAGATACTTACTGGTAACTTTGTCTTGTACAATATAGTACAGGTTTCTACCAATATTAGAGTTGTTCTTCATCGTGGATGAGAACGTCCGTATGGTATTCCAGGTTTCAGCAAGGTCTCCGTTAGCAAGAACTAACGTAGGTTGAAGCTTTTCGTAGTCATCTGGATCTTTTGGCATCCAGAAATTTTTCTTGACGGTATCAATCAACTTCTGTTGTTCAGGATATACCATCTGAACTTCTTCACCAAAAAGTGTGGAAACTTCTTGAGTCGGATACTTCTCATGTACTTCACACCATTTTTGGTAAAGAGTGTATTCTCTTACATCCATCTTGGATGCGTAAGAAAGATCCGTACAAAGGTTGGCTTTCAGTTCATCGGTATCAAT